TAATCTGCTTCAGGCTCACCCATTCGATGCCCAGCACCAGTGCAATCCATTCCACAACAGGGGAGATTCTAGCTTCGATGCAAGCGTCAAAAAAGAAGTCAAGACGTTGCTGCACTTCAATCGGGTTGTTCATGTCCACGCTCGGAAGGTCGCCAAAATACTTGGCTGCAATCATGCCGATAACCTTCTTGTCTTCTTCATCACCGATTCTTGACTGCAAATCGCCTGTGTTCAGCATCTTAGACCTCGTAATTGCTAACTCCTGTTGCTCTTTCACCTTTTTACTCACCTGTGAGCGGATAGATTTCCGCTTGTTAAGCATCTGTTGTTTCTTCTTCTCTCGCTCTTTCTCACGCTTCGCAGCGGCTTCTTCTTTCGCCTTTTGCGCCCGCTTCTCACGCTTTTTCTTTTCAGCTTCGGTCAGCGGCGGTCTGCCACGACCACGCTTCGGGGGTGTTGCCATGTATCAGACCTCCTTTGGTAGTTCAGGAAGGGGCATCCAATGCGTAACGCTCCATGTTTTTGACGATAAATAAGAGCGGCGTTTCCAAATGTTCGTTTCTCCATCGTAAAACGCCCTATCAACAAATCTAACAGAAAGTCCTTGAACAACAACTAAATATGCGCCAGATTTTTCTGGTGTTCTGCTATCAATCGCAATCCAGTCTTTCATTCTTACTCCTTGTCCGGAGCACAAGGCAATGGTGTCCAGTGTGTAATTTCTACGTTATACGGTCTATCGTCCAACGCAAATCCGGCATCATCTACCCATCCACTGGCGCACATAAAAGCTCTTCTGCACACTTCAACGTTTTCTGCATTTGTAAAAACCATGTTCTCGTTTACGTGTTTTTCTCGAAGACGAGAACCCTAACCCCAATTTCTGGCAATCGGTCATGTACGCTAATCCATTCATTCATAATCATGCTCTCACCTCTTCATCTTCGTTTCGATGCTGTCCAGCTTCCATGCAATCCACCAGACGGAACAGCAGTTGTCCAACTGTCGCCACCATGCGCACTTCTCTTTCTCGCATACGCACCGACCAAGCGGATTGCTGGTCATTTTCATCGGACAGTAAAGTTCGTTGTCCATCATTTCCACCTTTCTCTCAGCTCTTTTTCGACCTGTTCTGACTTTGCGGTGATGTAATCTGCAAACTCGTCAGGGGTCATGTCCTCTTCTTTGAACTTTCCGACCATCTCCCAATACCTGTCACCGATGCGGATGATTTTCTGCACCTGTTCATCGGTCAGGTCTGCATCGCACCGAAGGTTCTGAATCAGTGCGCCCCACGTGGCAGCGATTCCATCCAGAGCCATGCGGAAGCCGTACAACTGGTTCTGCCGTGCGATTTTGCGGAGGTTTGCTGACATTGCCTGTCTGCTAGACGATGGACGGTTTCTATGCTTATTCATCTGACTTCTCCTTTGCTTCAAGGCGAGAGAGCCAACGCTTGTATTTAGCGTCCTCAATCTCACGCTCTGCGTCCCAAAATTCGCATTCGGAATCGAGGTTATCTCCAAACCAAGCATCGCATAAAGCGGTGACTGCGTTACTTATGTCCGAAAATTCTTCCATCAAATTTGCTTCACACTCCGCAACGCTCTTCGGTTCGGGTTCGTACCATCCAGCGCACGGCGCAGCTTTAACACAGTTTGAGCCATCTCGGATGCTTCTTCTGCCAACTGCGCCAAGATTTCCGTCTTTGGCAGGATGTCTGAGACTTTCTTGCTCACTTCTGTTCTCCTTTCAGTCGATGTATCTCCATGCAACGATTTTGACATCACTTGAAACCCATTCACCACTACTTTGAAACCAGCGTTTATCGTTATATTTACGGTACGCAATGTCGAGGTTTCCATTTTCAAGCTTTATTTCGACAGCCACGCCACATTGCGGTTGAGTAGTCATGTTGTTCCATTCGTTCTTGTTCCCGTTGTCTAGTTTTTCTTTGTTTGGCTCTAACCAGTCATTCAATTCTTTCATGCAGGACGGACAAAGTTGAATCGGTTCTTCGTCAGCGATTATGTTTGCTCCGTTTTTTTCTGTCTTGATTTTTGCGATGCCATTGAAGCCATCTACTTTGTACCCGTCAAAGACTTCTCCGCATCGGTCACACTTAAAACAAATCATGTTCTCTCCAATCTCTTTAGCAGTCCATCAACGTCATATCGCCAATGGACACGCAGCTTTTTCGCTTTAACCTCTATCCCCTCTTGTTCTGCCCATTGCCAAGGGATGCTCTTGCGGCTCTCGTTGTAACGGAACGCCAGAACCTTGCTGGCAGGGATTGCAAAGGTGCGGTTGATTACCCTGTAATTGACTATCACATGGGCGGTCTGACCGCTGTACCCCATTGCATCTACCATGTCAGTGATGTGCTTTTCCTTGCGGTATTTGCGCTTTGCCTTGTCGTACTTGCCGAACACCTTTTCCAGAGGGATAGAGGGCGTTTCGATGGTTTTCAGCTCAAACAGGTGGTTCATCGGGTATCGGTATACAAGGAAGTCGCAGATGTTGTCTATGGAAAAGGACAGGTTCTCGTTGCCGCCGTAGTAGGTGGCAGCACTGTCTTTCAAGCGGTAGCACCACGCATCGGATGGGACGGATGCCTTAAAGTCTGCTTCAAACTGCTTGCCGGTGTTCATAAATCAACCCGTCCATCGTTTTCTTCTCCATGTGTATGGATAAACATAGAGCATTCCTCTCTTAATCATTCTTTCTGTCATCTGTTTTGCCAGCTCAAGGGATGATGCTCTAGGCGCGAAAATCTGTTCCGGGTATTTGATTTCCACCATCAATCCGTTTCGGATAATAGATTTTTCGCACGGATACTTGTAACCGTCTTTCAGGATATAGCCGACCATCTTCTTACCGCTATGCGGTTTGAACCCATACCAAATGCAAGAAAGCGGGCTACTTTCAAACGGAACCAAAATCCGTTTATCCGAATCAAACCTGCAATGGCTATCTAAGACGGATGCGATGTGTTTCATCGTTTTCTTTGATGGGTTTCTCATCCTCGTTCACCTCTAAATTCACTTCCGAGAAACCGCTTCTTGCCACGTTCCCGGTGCTTGTCCTCATAATCACGGAGGTACACGCTCTGGCTGTGGTTCAGCTCATATACGAACGCTTTGCGTTTCTCGAAGTCTTTCTTCTCTGCCTTGTACTTCTCGCAAGTGTCGTGGCAAGCTTGGTGGCGTGATGGGCAGTTGAGACAACAGGTAATCATCTTTCCAAACGCCCGTCCAGCCAGATAGCGCAGCTCTTATATAAGGTAGGCGGTCAATGCCTTACGGGTCAGAACGGCAGCGAACCATCGTCCTCGTCAATCACAGAGAAGTCATCCGTGTTGCCCTGAGAGTAGTTTTGCGGTGCACCCTGCGCCCGATCGGCAGGCTTGCTGTCAGACTTGCCACCGCAGAAGTCAACCTTGTTCGCCATGATTTCCGTTGCGGTGCGGTTGTTTCCCTGCTTGTCGACATATTTCCGGGTCTGGATGCTACCAGTCACCAGAATCAGGCTACCCTTCTGGAACCACTTGGAAACAAACAATGCCGTGTTACCAAATGCGGTGCAGTTGAAGAAGTCTGTTTCCTTCTGACTGCCACTCTGACGGTCACAAGCAATGCTGAACGTGCAAACATCCTTGCCAGACTTCGTGACCTTAGCTTCGGGCGTGTGAACCAGACGACCCTGAATTGCGATAGAATTGAGCATTGTTTAGCCCTCCTTCGGCTGTTTCTGGGCACAGTCCCAACACAGGACGCGCCCAAAGCGTTTCTTCGTGCTTCTTGCGGTTTCCAGTGGAGTGACGGTGCGGTTGTTGTACTGAATAGGCTGCAACTGCTTTCCGCAGCAAGCGCATGGGGGGATGGTTTCCGCTTCCGTTTGCTTCTGCGCAGGCTTGTTCGCCTTGCTTGCAGTCTGTTTTTGATACTCGTCCGTGTCAGCATCCTTCGTATCGTCAATGCAGAACAGACCGTTCAGAGCGTACTTTCTAGCGTAGCTGCTTGCAGTGCCGGTAAGTTGGGAATCTGACATACCAGATTGCTGTTTTGGCTCTCTTGCGTATGCCGTGTTAGATATTTTGTCTCCGCTCTCAGAATCGTAGATTGTTGCAGTCGCTTTGATATAGTGGTACTCGCCACTCTGTACAGGCTCGTCTTCAAGAACAAGACAGGCTCCGTATTTCGCAAGGAGTGGTTTTACTGCTTCCAGAATGTCTTCGCAACTGCGGTAATTGTACTTACCAAAAGAATTACGCTGGCTTTTTGGGGCTTTCAGTTCGCCTTGAATTTTGGAAAGCTTCACAAGTGTTTCCATATTTCTCCTTCCATAAAGCATCTTTTGCTTTCTTAGCTTCTTCTATGGTTTTGAATCGGTATGTTTTGCCGCTAAAGTGGAACGAATATCTGCGTTTCAAACCTTTTGTTGAACGGTCTTCGTAGATTCCGTACTCGCCAGTTAAAGCGTTCCTGGACTGAACAGTATTTGCAACATTATCAGCTTGGGTTACACAGCGAAGATTTTCAATCCTGTTGTCTGTCCTGATTCCATTGATATGATCGATCACTCCAACAGGCATTAGCCCATAATGAAGTGCGTACACAAGGCGGTGTGCTTTGTATTGTTTTCCTTTGATTTTCACAATCAAATAACCGTCTTTATCGTAGCTTCCTGCACTGTTTTTCCTGTCTTTTCTGTGTAACGTACCGTCAGAATCAACGTAAAACCATTTGCAAAGATACTCGACAAGTTCCTTATCGGTCATGGAATCGTCCTCCTTTCTTTGGCTTCATTAGGCTTCATTGTTCTCACTTTGGCTTAATACGGCTATATAGAAATCAACCAGCCATCAGTTCTGCCAGCTGTGCACGGAGATCTTTCAGCTCCGCTTCCCTGTCATCGATTTCAGACTGCAAGTCCGCAATCTCAGCCAGTCGGTCAACTTCTTTGGCTTCTGCCATCTGCTCGTTGGTCATAAAGTACACGCCATCTTCCGGCTCTGTCACGCCACCGAATCTGTCAAGGTTAATCATCTTTTGGTCTCCCTCTCTTACGTTCCTCTTTGATTTGCAACGCGCTGTACCACTGGTCTTTGTCAATTTCGATGGTAGACCATCGGTAGTTACATACAAGGCACTTCTTGCGTCGAGCGATGCTGTCATAGTCTGACCGGCTGTCAACCGTTGTAATGTTGTCGCTACCGCACATCGGGCATTTCATCGTGCATCCCTCCACTCGTTGGTGTGGTGAGGAATGCGTTTTACTTTGCGATTTTCCTGTTCAATACGTTCATTTTCAGAGCTGACCCCAATGGCACACAAGACGAGTGCTGCGGCGAGGAAGCTGCACGAAAGGAAAACGTATCCAAACATTGCTACTGTGCTCTGGCTTTTCTGGATTGCATCGCCGCATCCTACCGAAAAGATCGCTAACGCGATTCCAAGCGCACAAAGGACATTAGCTTTCAGGCTTTTCACTCTTATTACCTCCAAAACTCAGTATCCATGCCGTAGCCATTGCCACAGATACCGTGATGATTCCACGGGCAGTTGATGCGCCTACCAGAATTCCGATGTGATGCACCATCCAGAAGTTCAGCAGAAATACCGCCAAAACCGTTGCCAGTGCTATGCCCCACATCAGGGCAACTTCAATCAGTGCTTTCATTTTGTCTCCTTTCGTTTTTGCCGTTGCTGTACTGCTCCTAGCTACTCAATGCCTTAGCCTATCGTTTCTATTCTTTGCCGTTGCCTCGCATTTCCTTTGCATATCAAAGCTACGCCTTGCATCTCATAGCCTTTGCTCTTCCCAGCTTTTCCTTGCCATTCCATCGCTTGTCTGAGCCTTGCTCCGCCATGCCTTTGCAAGTCTCGTCAAATCAGCGCATTGCCTTTGCTAATCCTATCGCGGCGTTGCCTTGCCATAGCGGTTAATTGAGGATTTCGTAAGCAAAGCGCCCTTTAGAACTGTTGCGCCACTGGCCGATACCACGCAGAGCACCGTAGTCCAGCCACTCACGCACGACCTTCTCGTGAGAATCGTCCAGAAGAACGATTTCAAACTCGCAGGTCGAACCAGCGGGAATCTGCTCGCTGTTGGCAAGGCCGACGCGCTCGCCCTGCGCAGTCTGGGCGCGGAGAGGGCGCTGGCACTCGGTAATCTCACCGTTCGCATGAATGGGAATCATGCGGGGCTGAACGAAAATCAGACCGTCAATGACCTTCTTGTATGCCGTTAGCTTGCCGCTTTCGTTCACGGCCTTCTTCTTGCCAGTTTCGGTCTTTCCGCCAATACGGGAAAGCATACCGCAGGAATCCTTGAAAAAGCCCTTAATCTGGTAGTCATACAGGATGGGGTCGCCGTTTTCGTTGCGAGGAAACACGGTCATGCCCTTGTCTGCCACAGCATCTGCGCCCAGAGCGGCCACTTCGTCCTCGATAGTGCTTGCATCAGGGGACTTGCTGGCGATAAACTCTCGCGCGATGTTCTGGTTGCTAGGCCATGTGCCGAGAACGGCTTCGGTGAATGTGATTCTTACTTTTATTTTTTTCATTTTTGCTCACTCTTTCTTTCTTAATGTGTTCCAGTCTTAAAGGTTCACGCTCTTGCCAGCGCTTCTTCCACGGGCTGTTTTTGTTGAAGCTGCTTATTGCTTTCTTCATCGTTTGCCATCCTTCGCTTTCGTTGGATGTGTTCCAGTCGGTCTTTCTCCCGGCTGTGCCAGAGGATTTCCCGCTTTCCGTAATACTTACTGTTCATAGGTCAGCTCCCCTGTTGCAAGCATCTGTGACACCTCGCCGTAATGCTTGCCCAACTTGTCCGCAATGGCTTGTACTTCTCCGATGGATGGAAATGTCTTTTCCAACTTCTTCTTTTCTTGCTGTTTGATTTTGTACGCTGCCTTCGCGTTCAGGTTCGCCTTTGCGTTGTAGGCTTTCTTAGCGCATCCATTGTGGTACTTCTGCGATGCTACTTTTTTCAGCATCGGCTTTCCGCAGTATGCGCAGAACGCCTTACGGGGCTTGAATGTAATTCCAGCTTTCTTGTGCTTCCTGTCACGCTCTTTGTCAACTTTGCGCTTGCATTCTGAACAGTACTTTCTTGTCGGTCTGACCACGCCAAGATACAGGCCGCAGCGCTCACAGTACTTTTCTTCCACGCTGCATCTCCTCTTTCAACCTTTCTTCTTTGTTATGCCGTTCAAAGCACTGGTTGATGGATTTCTCCATCCACAGCACCTTGTTGGCATCGTTTCTGGATACACCAGCTGCCATTGCCAGCTTTAGTCTGCGCTTGCGGCTTTGCGCTTTACGAAATTTCATCACCAGCACTCACCAGCCTTATCTGTGATGAACTTCGGGACTTCCCGACCTGTGGCAATGCACAGCGCAACTAGCTTTTCGACCCAGATGTCAAACAGGCTTTCTTTTGGCATATAGCACTGGCCAACAGAAGGCTCCTTAAAACTTTTCCAGATCGTCAGGCCGACAGCACCGTCCGTGACTGTCCATATCATACTGTAGCCTTCATTGCACAGGTTGTACAAAATGTCTCGTGCTCTGCTTTTGGCTTCGTTGATTTCAAAGGCATCCCAGCACTTTTTGCTCCCCTCGTAGACCTTGACCGCCTCGTCAATGGCAAATTTTGCGTCATCCGGGTGTTCAAGGTCAACCTTTAAGGTGATAATCTGCTCCATGTTCAGTCCTCCTTCTGCTCGATTTCAAGAATCTTGCAGATGCTCTGGATAATCTTCTCCGGCTTTCGCTCGCCGCGAAGAATCTTGTAGAGGTACGAATCATCAAGGAACAATCCAGTATCGCTTTGAACCGCCTGAATCAGCTCCGTTTGCTTCATACCTCGCTGCAACAGCTTCATCTTCACTTCCAGCTCAAAGCCAGAACGGAAGTTTTCTTTCAAAATTCCACCTCCATTTGCTAAAATCTATTGACAAGTACGGAAAACTGTACTAATATAAGGGTGTAGAGAGTTTATATTGTACAGCGTTCTGTACTGCCCATGTCTGTATTATAGTACAGACTTCTGTACAAGTCAACTCTTTTGTACAAAATTCTGTGCATTTGTATACTTGCACAATTATTGGAGCATTCTTATGTCGGACTTGTACAGCAACATTCATGCACTTTGCGAAAAAGAGGGCATCAAAGACGGAACCCTTTGCAGCAACATTGGGATTCGCCGCAGCTTTCTTTCTGAATTGAAAGCTGGAAGAACTAAAAGCCTGTCCACAGAGGTTCTTTCTAAGATTGCAGCTTATTTCAACGTATCAGTGGACTACCTTCTCACTGGCAGCCAAAAAGAAAATCCGCCCCAGAAGCCGCAAAGTGAAGTCGATGCAGCAGTGGAACGGATTAGAAGAAAACTTGAATCTATGCCGAAGGAGCAGCGTGAAGCGCTGATGAACCTGATCGAGAAGATGTAACGTTCATGCCCGGTAAAATAAAAGAATCCCTTGTGCCGGGCTGGTATAGCTCTGCGCAAGGGATTTTCTGTTACTCTAGGTCTAGTGCTTGTTCCGCTGCCGGAATCTTTTCAGGATGTTCCAGCAGCCATGCAATAAATCGGTCAATCTTGGCTCTTTCCTGTTCACTCATTGTGGCATATCCTCCCGATCGGTAAGTACGGACGTTCATTTGATATGATTATACACCTTTCAGTTGTCAAGTCAATGTGTTTTTAACAACTTAGTGAAAATCGAACGTTTTCTTCACATCCATTACTTTGTATCAGGAAAGCCAAAAATCGCAATGACAATGATTAAGAGCCACATTAAGTTTAAGTTACCCTTTGCTTTGTAACATTCCGTTGAGCATGGAACGAAAGGGGTTTTCAGGCAACTTGTCCAGAACATCTGCTTTGACAAGCGCGTTTGTGCTGATGCTATGTGAAACATTGTTTAGCTGCACAATGGCATCGTCCAAGTCTTTTACGGTTGCTCCACGCCGTTCCATTGACTGGAGAAAAGTTTTCACTTCTTCAAGAACGACAGGGTTCTCGGCTTTATAGAATCCATTCGTAAAGTCCATCTTCTTCTCCTTTCACAGTTCCACAAGCTGCCCGTCAATGCGTTCGATGTTATCTGCCGGGTCGCGCCCATCGTCTAAGGCGGCTATGGCGCGTTCCAGGATGCCTTTTGCTTCAAGGTAAGCATCTTTATCAGCTTCGTACCCAGAAAGGCTCAGGACAAGCTCCAGCGTCCGTCTGCGAGCGTATGGAATAATCAGAGCATCTACAGTTCGTTTCATTAGCTTTCCTCCCACGGTTCAGGTGTGTGCGGCTGCCAATCGGGAACGCTGGCAGGCATTCCGTCGATGATCGGCATACGTTCATGGTTCCAGATTACAGTTTCTTTCATTTTTGTTCCACTCCTCTTTGGAATTTTTTGACAATATAGTTATACCACATCTCGCTGTTTCAATGAAACAGCGACTTTTTTCAATTATTGTTTCACATTTTGAACAATATATCAGTTAAATTACTTTGCTTTTGTATCATTTTGTCGAAAGAGGGGTATTTATGGATGATTATAGGATACGAGTGGCAAAAACGTTAGAGATGGCAAGAGCGGAATCTGGACTTAGCCAACAGAAGCTTGCGGACAAAATGGGTGTAGGCCGGACATCCATTTTTCGTTACGAGCAAGGGACAATGACCCCAGATGCTCCTACTATCATAAAGTGGTTCGTGTGCTGCGGCGTTGCGGCCAAACCGTACATAGACACCTGTTTACATCCCGGATTATTGGAAAGTCTGGCTGGCGATGCCAGCACCGAGAGAAAGAAAGATACACTGATAGAACATATCAAAGACGCCCATCCACAGGAAATTGACCTGCTGTGCTATCTGATTTATGGCAATCACGGCTCAGATTACCTTGCCGTTCTGTGCGAAATGGTAGCCAACCTTCACACGACTTTGCGCGATCGTGTGTCCGTCTGCCGCACCGTCACAGGTCATTACGAAATGGCACAGGCCACCAAAACCGACCCAGACCCAGACGGAACGCAACCCAATATGCAAATTTTATATCAGGCGCAGGACTGTGGAGAAGCTGCGGCCATGAAGCGAAACGATTCGTATACCATCAACGAAGAAAACATTTTGCGCTGATTGTCGAATTATCGTAGTTTTTGAAGAACATTTTGTCCACGTTCATCCACTTTTTGTACACCTATCTGGCAAATTCACCTTGTCATTCCGTCCCCCATAGGCTATAAATCGACAACATTCGCGCGGAATAAATAACGAGTTATCGTTAATCTGTTGTTTGTGCTTGAATAGTTCGTCAATCTGTCCCCCATTGTGCAGATTAGGTATACCTTTCCATCCACTTTTTGTACACCTATCCACAATCCGTCAACGTTTAATGTGACTAATGATGTACGGCTTTTCTCCGGTTACAGTCTTATTTAGCAAATGCAGAGTTCAGTTATCCACAAACTGGAATGGAAAAATAAAGAAATTGTTGAAAATTATCGTCATCGACTATTTAACGATGATATTTAACCTCTTGTTTATTTCTTGTTTAATATATAATATGTAGACGGGGGACAAAATGACAAAGCATGGGGGACATTTTGACAAGTCATGGGGGACGAAATGACGAGGACACGGGGGACAAAAAGACAAGCTATGGGGGACGAAAATCGTTGACATGTCCCCCAACTTGTGATATACTGTTTTCAGGCCATTAAAGGAAGTGAGCAGATGCCAAAAATATCAGACAATAACCTTGTCGAGAAAAGCAAATCGCTTGTTTGGGCGAAGTTCAGGGACTACACAGCAGGAGAACTTCGTCTGCTAGAGGTTTATCTATCGAGAATAAACCCGAGAGACCCAAGTAGCAGTCGTGTAGAGTTTACGCTTGCTGAATACAGGGAGCTTCTTGGTCTGAAAAGCCTTGATGCACGAAGGATTGAGCCGCAGATCAAGCACTTTTTGGGCAATACAGTTTCGATTCCTATTGACAAGGAGAAAGGAACGTTTGAAAGTTTTGTCTTATTCACGAGGGCAAAACTGGACTATGTACCAGAAACAAGGTCTTACGTCGTGGCAATTACATGCAACCCAGACCTTCGCTCCATCTTTTTCGACATTGCTGAAAGCGGATATGTTCGGTATCGGCTGCGTTACACGTCACGAATGAAATCACAGTACAGCATCTTGCTTTACTCGATTCTTCGGGACTGGTTGAATATGGACAGCAAACCGCATGAAATCAGTCTGAAGAAGTTGAGGGAGCAGCTCGGTGCGATGGAAGCCAGCTACGATGTTTACAAGAACCTTCGCAAGCGAGTGCTTGACGTTGCGGTGGACGAAATCAATGCCATGTCTGACATTGTTGTGACCTACGAACCAGTTCTTGTGGCACGAAAGGCTGTGGCGGTCAAGTTTAAGCCCAAAATTAAAGCGTCTGAGACGTTGATTGAAGCACAGGCAAGCGAAGTACCGGGCGAACATCAAAAAGCGGCCAGAAAGCCCCGCAGAAGCGGATATGAGGATTTCGACTGGTCTGTGTGTGACGAACTAGAAAAGCAGGACTGCATTGACGTGGCGAAGGTAGTTGAAAAGTGGATGAAGAAAGAGCATCCAGAAATCAAGCTGCCAAGACGCAGAGAAGCGGTTTACGACACGGTAAAAGCGGCGTATAATGACATTTTGTCTTTGGATAGGTCTCCGTTCCCGGACAGACCTGTTGGCTATCTGATTAGAAGCGTGGACAAGGCTGGCGTTGTGGACAAGTATATGCCAGCTTTCTATTCCATTGAAGCATTGCAAGAGCAGTCAGACGTAGCGTATTAAGCAGAAGGGGACAATATGAGAACACAAGAAATCGTGTGGCATTCAGTTAAAAACGATGGAATGCCGACGGAAGAAGAAATCAAAAGAACAAAAAACAGATTTTTGTGTTTGGTAAAAACCATATATCTGAATGACGAATCAGAAGTCACACGAAATGTTGTGGTTGGCTTTGTAGAAAATGGCGAATTTGCGAATGCAATGAAATCAAAGCTCAATATTTCGTACAACAGTTGTTTTGTTCAAAGAGTTACAGATTGGACTGAAATTCCATATGTTGAGTTCTAAAGAAAGAGTGATAAAATGGCAAAAGTTCCCTACTCCGTTTTGAATAAAGCGGAACTTGACCTTGAAAAGAAGTTTGATTATCAGTTTCGGTTCAATCATCATGGAAATCAGGCTTCTGTAAGGGTTTTGCCGCAGAGAAGTTATAGCGAGCTAACGCCTGACGAAGCGATTGAAGCTGGGAAAGCTTTAATCGAAGCTGGTAAAGCAGCAAAAGAGTTCGTTTACAACGGATATTTTATAGACTGGAGAGAATAAAAATGGCAAAAATCATAGCTGTTGCTAACCAGAAGGGCGGCACAGGAAAGACTACCACAAGCACCTGTCTGGCTGGTGCGTTGCAGTTGCTTGGCAAGAAAGTTCTGCTGGTGGACTGCGATGCCCAGTGCAACGCAACGGACACCTATGGTGCGCAGACAGAGGATGTATGCACCCTGTTCGATGTGATGACACGGCAAGGAACGGTCGAAGAAGGAATCCAGCACTGTGAAGCTGGTGACATCCTTCCGTCCGACAACGCATTGAAGGACATCGACGAACAGCTTGTCCGAGACATGGGTAAGAACTTCCGGCTACGAGAAGCCCTTGAAAGCGTGTCTGAGCAGTATGATTACATTGTGTTGGACACTCCCCCGCAGCTTGGTCTTGCGCTTGTGAACGCGCTGATCGCCGCCAACAGCATCATCGTGCCCATCACAGCAGACCGATACGCACTGGCTGGTTTGAGCCAGCTTTCGCAGACCATCGGCGATGTTCGCAAATACTTCAATCCGACTTTGAAGATTGAAGGTCTGCTCCTGAACCAGTACAAGAGCCGGGAGAACCTGTCCAAAGAGGTTGTGGAGCAGCTTCCTATGATTGCACAGAGTATGGGAACAACGCTGTTGGACGTGAAGATTAGACCGTCCATGGGCGTTCGTAAATCTCAGGCAGAGCGTCACAGTCTGTTTAGCGGTGACACGGCAAAGAGTACCAGCGCAGAGGATTTCAAGGCGTTGGCACAGATGATTGTGGAGGAAGATAAAGATGGCTGATTTAATTGATCGAGAAAAATTACTTGAAAAATTAGAAGCAGCTTGCGATGGATGCGATGGCTTTTGCGGAACTTGCCCATATGGATATGATATAGCTGACGTCTTAAATGAACCATCAGTCAACCCAGAAAGCCTACGGCCAATATCGCACGTCAAACGAGGAAGCGTTCTTGAAACGAAAGACTGTGCGTTTTGTGAAAGATGTGGAGCTTATCTTGGCAAATATGATTCAGCTATAGTTAAAAGTTTTGCGTATTGCAAAACTTGTGGCGCACGGATGGAGGAAGAGGAATGAAGTCAACCAGCAAAAAATCCACAGGTTTGCTTTCAAGGCTTTAGCAAAGATGATTGTGGAGGAAAAGAAAATGAGTAAAATTATAAAGTCATGTCCGTTGTGTGGAAAAGACATTGTGGTAAGTGTTTTGTGCCAGTATTCTTTAGATTACAAAATAAGGAAAAACGGTAAGATTTCAACAAAATTTAAGAAAACAGAATGCGGAGGAATCGGCTGTTCTGTCGCATCTTGCGAAGATTATGAAAATTGTGATGCAAGATGGGAGGAAAATGAATTTTTTATAGATGAAGAAGGTCAGTTTGTTGATGAAAAGTATTGTAAGGAAGGTACAGAAGAATGAAGTCAACCAGCAAAAAATCTTCGGGTCTGCTTGGCGGGTTTGATTTTCAGCCTATTTTTTCGGAACAGCCATTAAGCCGAAGTGAGCCAAAGGAAGAAGAAGTAAGCCAAGCAAAGCCGAACGAAGCCGAACAAGCATTGATTAAGCCTAATGAAGCCACAGACAGCCATGCACAGCCTAATGAAGCACAGTTAATCAGTATTAAGCCGAAGCAAGCCAAAGACAGCGAAACACAGCCAAACAATGCCGTAGTAAGCGAAAGTAAGCCAAAGAAACTGAAACAGGCGAAGGAAGTTCAACGTCTTATCGAACAGGGCGATGTATCTAGCGCACTAGCAGAAGTTGGTTTGATAAAGAAAAAAATCCCGATGCCGGAATCGCATCAGGGCGTTGCAAGCGGTGATGGCAAGCGTTCAAAGCGCATTACCATCCTTATGAGCGAGGAAGAACGTAAGTACATCAACCGTGAAGCAAGACGACACGGAATGACGATTGGACAGTTTGTGTACGCTCTGGCTGTCGCAGCGGCAGAGGGAAAGATTGAATTGGAGGATTTCTTGGAGGATTGAGGTATGTCGTGAAACACGATATACCTGTAACCTGTATCTTCCGGTATTAGGTGTTGACTTTTAAGCACACAAATAGTATACTTAATGTGCGCTCAAAAGTGGAGGTGAACGCATGAGTGCAAAAATGGGAAGACCAAAGCTGGAAAACCCGAACAGTGTTCGCACAAGCGTCCGTTTGGACGTGAATACTGACAAACAGCTTTCGGATTATTGCGAAAAAAACGGCATTTCTAAGGGAGAAGCCGTTCGTGAAGCTGTCCAGCAATGGCTTGAACATCAAAAATAAAAAATCCCCTAAACTGTTCATAACTTGGCGGTCACCGGCAGTTTAAGGGATTACACTCCATGCGATTATGGGTGATAAATCCATTATATCATCTTCATAGTTGCATTACAAGAAAGATTTTTGTGGTAAAGCCAATGAACATTCCAGCAACGAAAGAAGAGATTCTTGAAAATTTCAAGCAAAACAGCAACGGCCGTCCGCTCAATAAGGATGATTACGATATTGCAGAAGCATTATCTCGAATCACTTACAAGGCGTATGAGGCTGGCATGGAAGACGCTAAACAGTTGAATATGGAGGATATGATGGATAACAGAAACGCGCTTCAAATCTTTAAGAACGAAGAGTTTGGCTCAATCAGAACGTTTGTGAAAAACGGAGAGTACTGGTTTGTTGGTAGGGATGTATGCAATGCGTTTCAAGACAAGAACCCCAATAGAAGCATCGGACGGATTGATGATTGCGATAAGCGTTCCTTGAAAATCAAAGATTCTCTTGGGCGTGAGCAAACTGTGACTGTTATCAACGAATCCGGGTTATACGCTCTTCTCTTTGCGATGCAACCGCAAAGAGCAAACAAAGATGGGGTGTCAAATGCGTACCCCATCGAGGTTCAAGAAAGAATTGAGAAACTCCGCCGTTTTAAGAGATGGGTAACGCATGATGTACTTCCTACGCTTCGCAAGACTGGTTCTTACAGTATGAACCCGCAGGAGAACAAGTCTGATACGCAGAACGATGCAATCTTGCAAGTGCTGATGAAGAACACGGAAGTCTTGCAAGCCATCGTTCAGCAGAACCAGCAGATTATGATTGCGCTTACCAACCTGTCCGTCAGCGATGCAAAGCGCACGATGGAGATTCAGCCTTACACTTCCCATCAGGGGCAGAAGGGTGACGGCAAACGTAGCAAGCGAATCACAATCCTTATGAGTGACAGCGAGCGGACGTTCGTTACGAGAGAAGCACGCAAGCACGGATTCACGGCAGGGGAGTACATCTACAACCTGTCCGTTGCGGCATCGAAAGACCAGATTGACTTAGGCTGAATTGGCGGCTGAATTTTCAGCGTTGATAGTAAATAAAGAGGGGGTGTGCCCAAAATTGGGCAGGCCCCCTCTTCTGTTTTACTTATCAGCAATGCAATCCCAGTAGAGATACGCCTTGCCGTCTGCGGCGTCTGCGTCCTCAAGGAACGCCTTTGCCATGTCAGCGTAGAAGCCCGGAGTGTCAACGGACTGACGCTTTGCGACCTGACAATAATCTGAGTACATCATGTTCATAACAGCCCAGAAATCGTTCGGGTCGCAGTTGATGTTGCGCTGTTTGGCAACGTCCTGCGTCTGCTCCAGCGTCCAGTGACAGCCCTTCGTGCCGTCAGCGTTCACCATGCTGTCGCACCATTCCTCCGCTTCATCGTGAGTGAGGTGCTGGCGCGGCATCTTGATGGAGCGGTTGTCTGCACCGCCACGTTCGTACTGCCCAGACCGCTTATCCCAGTCTCCGTTCTGCGAGAAGCCGATTTGCGGCATTCTGCGCCCATTCTCTACGTCAGGGTAGCGGGGGATAGGGTAGGGGTCGATGTAGCGGTTCTCTTCCTGCGGATAGTAGGGGGAGCGGTCGTTGCCGCCTTCCAGCTTACGCAGACGGCGTTCCATCTCACGTTCCCTGCGGTCACGCTCTTCCTCAAGGCGGTCACGTTCCGGCTCACGGTTTTTGTCGTGTTCACGGAGCATCATCATGCGGCGAAAATTAGTCTTGCCCATAATCTACACCTCCTCAAGAAATAGACGCGGGCGCGCCAGCGTGGGAACGGCAGAAGCAGCCAAGATACTTGAACGTGCCGGTGCCGGTCGCAGATGTTGCCACACGAGTAGCATAGCGGGTGCGAGTGTGGATGCTCTCAGCGGTTGCCTGAGCGCAGTTGCAGTCGGTCAGAGGGTATGCGGTCGTCCCTGCGCCGATGGTGATGACCACAGGGGCGTTGATGGTGGTCGTGTCTGGGATGCTCTGAGCAACCACGATGCAATACTTCTCTCCGTTCTGATATGCGCCAGCAGGGATATTGATGGTCAGCGTATCATTGGCGAAAGTTACCGACTGGCTCAAGACCAGATGGGGGCAGAGTTTGCAGCTTGTTTTGCAAGCCATAATGTTTTCCTCCTAAAAAATCAGGGGCAGAGGTGTCTTACCCCTGCCCCGATGGTTCACCCGGTGTTATCGGGGAGTGTGTAGGTTAGCAGCAGCCGCAGCAGTTCACGCCCACGTTGGGGTTTGCCACCTGATAAGCGGGAATCGGACGAGGATTGACCCGGTTCAGGATGGTATCGGTCTGCTGGGACATCACAGTGGTCAGAAGCGCATTCTGACGATCCTGAGAAGCAGCGAACTTCAGGTTCTGGTTCTCAGCGGTCAGAGTGGCAATCTTATCCTGCGTGAAGTAGTCCATCATGCTGCGGAAATTGGCGTTGCAGTTGTCCACGATGGCACGGGCGTTGTCTGCGATAGCCTGACGGGTAGCGCAGTCCTGCTGTGCAATGGTGTACTTCAGGTCGCCGATGAGCTGCTTGTTCTCGCAGCAGCAAGATGCAAGCTGCGTGGAAAGTGCGGTCTGACCCGCCTGCCGTGCGTTGCCCTCCTGCATGATGGCGAGGCTGATGGCGTTGTCGCCGTTGGACACGCTGCGTTCCAGACCGTTCACGAGCTGTGCGTTCTGGTAGCCGAGCTGACAGATGGCGCTGTTCACGCCCGCAAAGCCGTTTGCGATGTTGGCGTTGACTCCGTTTATCTGCGCCAGCTGGTCATAGCCCAGAGAGCAGATACCGCTCTGAATGCCAGCCAGAGAACGGGAAGTGTCCTGCTGGTAGAAGCCTTCAGACAGAGCCGCACGAGTATCTGCGCCACCCTGACCAGTTGCGCCAGTGCCGACCAGATAGGGGATGTAGCTGTTCATGCCGTTGTCACCACCGTTTCGACCGTAGCCGTTTGTACCCCAGCCGAAGATGATGGCGAGGATGATAACCGCCCACAGACCTTCGTTGCCGAAAAATCCGCCGTTGTTATTGCCACCGTCCTGCCCAGCCAGATAACCAGTTGCAAAATCGTCCATAACAAAACTCCTTTCAGTTTTGCGTTATGCCATCCCACCGCCGTGTGCGGTGGGCGAAGCCAAACAAAAGCGGTTTTTATCAAGTCCGCAAAACTGAGAAGCGTTTCGCTTAGAGGGATGCTTTACCGGGGCAGCGTCAGGTTCAGAGCGCTTGCCAGCTGATTCAGGTCGATGCCACGCTCTTTGGCGAGGTTCTGCGCCATCGTTCGGAGCTGCGTTTCGTTTTTGCCCTGAATCAGGTTCAAGCCTTGCATGATGGGTGCGTTCTGCCCGCTCAACTGCTGGATAAGCCCCATCGGGTTCTGTCCGGCACGGGCAAGGTTCGCAAGCTGCATGATGGGGCTGTGCGTAATCACATCAAACGGAGAGGACATTGTTATTCTCCTTTCTTTGCAGCGGCAGTGGGCTTGGAAAAGCTCTTTTGCCACTTTTCCAGTTCATCCAGCCTGTGGACGAGGGCGTTATACTCTTCAATGGGCACATACTGCTGTGTCGGTGCAGCGGTCTGCTGCGCCTGTTGCGCCTGTATCTGCCGCCACGCTTCCGGGCTGTAAAACTCCTGTACATAGGATTCGCAGGTGTCCGGGTTGAGCCGCTTGCAGTAGATCACACCGCTGCGCAGGTCAGGGCAATAGGTCGGTCTGCCGTACAGGTCAGACGGTATCGCCAAAAACTCCTCCCTGCTGGAAACAGGTCTGCCCAGCAGCCAACCACCGTCTTGTGCCGACTGCTGAACGGGCTGTTGCCCATTCATCGGCTGCGGACGCTGCGGTTGTGCCTGTTGCATCTGTGCGTTTGGCAGGGAAGTGGCAAGTCCTACCGTGCCCATACCGCCGTAAGGATTGACAGGCTGCTGCGGAACGTAAGGTGCTCCGGGTGTCGGATAATAGCTCATAATACATCCCTCCTTGTGCTCTTAGTGTACCGCATCAGCAAAAAGCGAAAGACAACGAAGGTATAACGAAGGACAAAAAAAGAAAAGCGCCCACGCGGAAAAATCCGCATGAGCGCTTAACTGTAAAGATGCACACATTGAAGTGCAATGCTAAAATATCACATCATCCAATATATGGCAATGCTTTTGACAAAACTAGTGCGAATAAAACAAAATCCACCAGCCTAAAGCTGATGGATTATAAGTGAGCGAGTAATCGCCCCGCCACCGAAGTGGCAAAATTGCGTCTCCCGCATGGTACGCACTATAAGTAGGCGAGCGGGAGACTGGTCGGCGCCTATCTGGCAACCGCTTTTTTCATTCCCAGATAAAGCACGGGGCTAGCTGGCAAATATCCACCCTAATGCGCTTCTTCGAGAGGCCGGGTGGATTTGTTAAGTATATTATACCACAATTCGTGCAAAAAGAAAAGCGGCAAGCTCTGGAATAGCCTGCCGCTTTGTTGCGTTTGTAGAATCAGCCTTAAACATGCGTCCTACATACACTCAGCTCGTAAAAATATTATATCACACATTTAACATTTTTTCAATGCCTTTCAGCCGGTAGCCTACCGCCGTCCGGCTGTAATGTGTCTGTGCTGCAATGTCCGGCAGCGGGAGCCGCTCAACGTACCGCAGTAAGGCTATCTTACGGTCTACCCTCCCAAGCGGTGCGTTTTTGATGGCGGCGGTCATCTGCTGTCGGTCAAGTCCTTGCAGCGCAGCGGGCAGCACCACACGAGCCGCCGCCACAGGTAGCACCGAGCCAGAAGGGCTGCGGGAGCTGTCCGGCGTTGCGCACCATAGTGCCAAGCACGGCAAACTGGTGACGAGTTCGACTTTTGAGGCTGAAAAAGTTAAACTCATTTACAAAAACAGCCTGTTTCAGCCATTGTTGTGCGTATGTAGTGCTTGCCATAATAACCTCCTTACTCCTTTTCCAGCGCCGCTTTCATGCGGTCAAAGAAAAACTGGATGACCGCGCCGATGGTCTCATCGGTGATGGCCCAGCTGATGAGCCTGCCGTATTTGCTGGCGCTCAGGGCGGCGCGAAGCATCTTGACGACCCACGCCTTGCGCTCTGCGCCACGTTTCGTCCCCTGAATCTCCTGCTCTGCCCGCTCGATGAGGTCCAGCACCAGCGGCTTTACCGCTGCGCCATAGCCCAACCGGATGCAGCCCAGGGCGTAAAAGATAAAGCCGCCCAGCATCAGCACTGCCGCCACCGGGGCAGGGATAAGGTCAAAAAGCTTAGTTGCCAGTGCTTCCATGATTGGTCACTCCTTTTAACAGATAGTTGTCAATGTCGGTGCGGCTCTTCTGCATTCCCTCGCGGTTGTTGCCGGAGAGTTGGGCATCCAGCAGATTGCGCACCCCGTCGAGGGTCAGACGACTCACCTCGTCGATTTCGTCAAAGCGGCGCAGGTCGCGGGCAAGGGCCTGCGTGTGTTGGAACTGGACCTGCTCCAAGGTGCCGATGCGCTTGTCCATCTCATCCAGCCGCTTGTTCTGCACGTTGTCAGGCTCCTGCGCCTTTTTGATGTACTTGTGGATGATTTCCAGTACCTTGTCAATGGTGATGGCCGCAGCACACAAGCTGCCAAGGATGCCCAACACCCACAGCAAAGCTTCTTTTTCGGTCATTTGCCCTCCCGGAGACGGGTCAGACCCTTCTTCTCGATAATACGGGGATAGTTGAGGGTGGTCACGTTGAGGTCTACGTTGCCGGAGATGCCCGGCACGCTGCCCTTGCTGGTGTGCTGGTGGGCGTTGTAGTTAAACGTCACGCTGGGGGCCTCGCCGGTGTAGTCGGCCAGCCACACGTCCCACCGAGAGGACAGCCTCGCCATGTCCAGCTCGTACTTGTAACCGGTGTAGGTGTAGAGCTGGGCGTAAAAACCCATCCGCTCCACCTGTTCCAGCGCGTAGGCGGTGAGGTTGGTGAGGTCGAGGGTGCTCATAGGCTTGAGCTTGTTCTCCTCCACGTCCACGCAAACGGGGAGAAAAAACTCCTTGCCGTATACCGCCTGCCGCAGCAGGGCAAGCTCTTCGTCGGCCATCGCCTCGCTGGTGGCGTAGGTGTAGTAGTAGACGCCCACGTCTAAGCCCGCCGCTTTGGCGTTGCGGTAGTTGGTCTCAAAGGTTGGGTCGATGTACAGGCCATCTGCCCGCTTGGAGAGCTTGTAGTTGGTAGATACCGTCTTGAGCATCGCTCCCTTGTAGCCCGCCGCTGCCACCTGCGCCCAGTCGATAAGGCCCTGATACCGGCTCACATCGACGAACCGGTAGGGTGGGCCGCCCTCCCAGCCGGTGACGGCCTCTGCCTTGGGGACCTGGGGCGTAGGCTCAGGTTTTCCGGCGTCCTGCTCGTCCCCCGGGCCAAGGATGGCCCGCACCAGCTTTTCCAGAAGTTCCAGCAGCTTACTCATCGTAGTCCTCCCCCGTGATCTCTTTGTACCGCTCTGCGTCGATCTCGCCGTCGGCAACCCGCTTGGCCAGCTCCCGCTTGACCCCGGCGCGGCGGGATGCGGGCATCTCTGCCCACACCTTAGTACCGGCGATCAACCTGTTTGCCCAGATTTTATCCATTTTGATGTCCTCCTTACTTATTGACGGCGGCGTCCAGCTCGCACAGCGAGTCCTCGATAGCTGCCAGTCTCTCATCAGCGGCCATATCCTGCTCACACAGGGCGTCTTCCATCTCTGCGGCGGTCTTCGCCGCCTGCGCTGCCAGAGGGCCGGTCTTGTCGGTCATCCGGTAGTGGCGGTCGATCTCGTACCAGTCATAGCAGCGTCCTTCCGCGTCCTCCGCGCTGCGCAGCTTGCGGACGACCCGGAAGCTGTCGGTGATGGTCTGGTCGGGATACTCCCGCTCAAGCTGGTGGTAGCCGGTCAGACCGGTGTGAGCGTCGCCGATGGTCTTGAGGACTTCTGCGCCGCCCTTTGTGCCAAAAACATAATCCACGTCAGGTTCTCCTTTCTCCGATGCTCTCGGACGACGTGCTTCAGATCGCGGACGACCCGCTCTCCCCGAAACAGCCATTGATAGAGATGATAGTTGTTGCAGTGCCGGAGCTGCCCGAGGCGCGAGAGCAGGCTTGCTGCCGCTCTGGGCGTGATGGGCTTCCCCTGCCGCCTGCGCTTGCGATACCGCGCCAGCGCCCGCTTGATGTGCAGCAGATTCCGCTTGCGGGGGATGGTGTACCCTCTCCCGTACCGGTAGCCTACAGCGTCCGCCAGCCGCCCTTTCGCCCGCGCAAAGCCGCGCCGGGGCGAGGCAAGGGGCGTCTTCGGCTGCTTTTTCGCCACCGGGAACACCTGCCAGTCGCCCTTGAGTTTCAGATCGTGGGCGTTCAGCCAGCTTTCCACAAGGATGCGGAGTTTGCGCAGCTTGCGCTTGTTTGGCCCGAAAGCGGTCAGGTTGTCCATGTACCGGGCGTAATGCTTGCACAGCCCGCTCTCCCGGATGAGCTGGTCGAGGGGCTGTAAGACGGCGTTGGCGAACCACTGGGAGGTGTACGTCCCCAGCTTTACGCCGTCCCGGATGACGCGCCGGATGAGGTCGAGGACGCGGCGGTCCTTGTAGAGCTGCCGCATCCGGTCCATGACGACTTCCGGGGTCAGGCTGTCGTAGAAGTGGCGGATGTCACCGCAAAACTCGTACTTCGTCCCCTTGCGGTCGTACTTCATCCATCGCTGGATGGCGTTCTTCTCCCGGTGTGGCCCGCGCTCCCGGATAGAGCCGCAGCAGTAAAAATCCATTCCCTGCATCATCCTGGGCTGCAAGACCTGGATGAGGGCGTGGTGGACATACTGGTCGGGCCACCGGGCCGGTTCGCTGATGGTGCGCCACTTCCGGGCGTTCGCGTCCCACCGCTGGCTGACATGGGGCTTTTTCGGTTCAAAGCCGCCGACGAGTATTCGCCGCAGGTCTTCCACCCGCTGAGCCTTGGTCTCTTCCACCCACGCCGTACAGGTGTTGGGCTTGTGGCCTCGATTCCAGTGGTGGGTGCGGTTCACTTCGTCGATGGCGCGTAACAGATTATCATCTGAGATTAACGTATCAAAGAGCTTTCCAGCTCTCTTCATTCGGGATACCCTCCTTTTAGCTGTACGGACGTTCCAGCGCCCCTTGCGGGGTGTACTAGCCCGCTCCCAAAACGCCTATCTTCACCGTGAGGTGTGCGGCTGCCTGTGCCGTAAAATGTGAGGTTGGATAAAATCAAAAAGGAAGCGGCAGCCGATGTTCCCGTTATAGTTCGACGCGGCGTTGTAGTTGACGTAGAACAAACCATAGTTGGAGTAGTGGCTATAGTTACCACCGACGTAGAGGCAGGGGTTCGACGAGCTGAAGTTCCAGTTATCGCACGAGGCCTGAGAACAAAAAAGCGCCGGCAATGCACAGACAGTCCCATATAAAGTTCAGCGCCTTACGGCGCAATCATCTGAGTGGGCTGCGGCCCCCTCAGACTCCCCCGTTGGGGAGTTCCTGGAGGCGGCAGCCGATGCTCCCGCTATAGTACGACGCGGCGCTGTAGTAGACGTAGAACAAACCATAGTAGGAGTAGCGGCTATAGCTACCACCGACGTAGAGGCAGGGGTTCGACGAGCTGAAGCACCAGAAATCGCACGAGTACGTTGCGTCATTACCGGACGCGGATGTGGGGATAAACATCGGGAAGCCGCCGTTTGTCTTGACCTTGAATGCGGACGGCCAGCCATTGGACGGAACGCCGACCGCCGTGCCATTGCTGCTGTCGCTGAACTCGGAGGGATTCAAGATGATGTTCAGGCCGTTGCCGTTGTTATAGCAGCCATCGCACCAGTCCAACACGTTATCCCACAGGCCCTCGATGTTGCGGTACTGCGTGCCGCCGTAGGTGGCCCGGCTGCTCTGATCGGTGCCGGTGTGGTAGGGCATCGAGTCGGTGTAGCCCATTGCGAAGGTGTTGCTGTTCGGACTGCATCCATAGCCGATTTTCGCCTGACTGTTCCAGTCGGCGAACTCGACGATGTACAGCAGCCAGAGCGTAAACCGCATCGCAAAATCGCTCTGCCAGATGGTCGAACCAAGATTGTGGATGCCGGAGCGGGCTGAAGAGCGGGTCATGTTCACCCTGGGGCTGCCGGTGCCGCTCTTATAGGTGCCGTTGCAGTGGTATCTGCCGATGTACACCACGTCCCGCTCACCGTGGCCGTCACCTCTGTCCATGTGGGCAGGGCTGACGCTGTAACCCTCCACCGCGCGGTCGGCGATCTGGATGGTCATTCCCCTGCCGTTTTGGGTCAGCTTGTACCAAAATTTCGGGATGCTGACCATCGTGCCGCCGGTGCGTTCGCTCTTTACCATGCCCGCCCAGGGCTGCAAGCCGTCGAAAGGACTGCCATAGCTGCTTGCCCCCGCTACATACGGCACGGGGTCGGTAAACTCTGCCGCCTCGTCGGTGCGGCTCCACTTGGTGGTGCTGGTGCCGTCCCAGCTTGCGCCGTAGATGTGGACGTATGCAAGCTCAAGGGGATAGTCCCTGTACTCGCTCACCTCCACGCTGCCCTCGGTGGTCTCGTCACCCAACGTGGCCGTTACGGTCCATGTGCCAGCGATGGGCAGATACAGCTTGATGCTTCCGCTCTCCGGCACGGTGCCGGTCACGGTCTTGTCTCCGCACTGGGCGGTGACGGTGCTGCCAGCCTTGACTGTCACGGTCAGGGTGTAGTAGGTCAGGGTCAGAGTCTTGGTGCGGCAATACTCAGCCTGCACCGTCTCCGTGGCCGCGCCGGTGCCGAGCGTGGCGGTAACGGTCCACTCTCCGTCGTGGGGCAGGGCCGTAGAAAAGCTGCCGTCCGCAGCCACTCCGCTCACGTCTTTCTCGCCGTCCGAGAGGACGACGGAACTGCCCGCCTCGGTATGCACCACCACCCGGGGCAGCACGATGCCGCCCACCGCCGCAGCGTCCGCCGCCGCGCCGGAGAGGGTGAGGGTCTTGTCGGTCTCGATTTTGATGGCGTTGATACGGTCGCCGGTGGCTTTGGCGTCTGCGGGAGCGCCCTTGACGGTTAGGGTGGGGTCGGTGGTGACGATAGCCGCTGCATTGTCCGCATACTGCTTCGCCGCAGCTTCACTCTTCGCCGCAGCGTCTTTACTTTTTTCCGAAGAGTTTGCGGCTAATTCAGCAGCGTCTTTTGCGGTTGACGCAACGGTTGCGGCGGCTTCCGCCTTTTCCCTTGCAATGTCAGCCCCTGCAACATCGCTCAGAGTGTTGAGGGTGTCGGCGTTCATTGGAGTACCCTCGACAACAGGTTCGTCATTACGAATCAAAGTGATGATTTCTGATGTGCCATCAGATTTCATCATAGTCCAACGCCCGGGATATTTTGCCTTTCGGTCAACAAAGTGCATAATAGGGTTCACCTCCGCATATTGTATCTGAACAATAAAGTAAGTGGTCTTTTGCCATCGCTTCAATGTCAGACAAAACTTTTTCTACTTGATTGATAATCGCAAAATGATAACTCAGCGCCTCGGGAGTTTCCGGGGTAGAACTTTTGCCACTGCATTTGGAACGAATGGCTTTCACGTTATCAATCCACCGAGTGGCATCCGCAACGGTCAGATAATCATTGATTGTCCAACCAGCTTCCACAGGAACAGTTAAACCGACCGTCCCTGAAAAAATAAGCTTGCTGTCGTCGCCGTAATAAGCGCTTCCATTTGTAATGTTGACGTAGTCGTTTGCGACAACCCATGATGGCTCGACAGAGGGCGGGTAGAAGTTGTTGGAGGCGGCGAAATAGAGCTGGTATTCGACGCCCTTTTCCAGCGCGAAATCGCCCATGTCCAGCGCCACGTCGTTGTAGCCGCGGATAATGTCGATGAACTTGTCCACTAGGGCGGTCGTGGAGTCGTACTTGCGCAGGACGGTGCGCATCGTGCCCGGCACATAGCCCTTGACACGGAATTCCAGCGAGCGGAGCCGCAGGTCCGCTTTCTTGGCCGTCAGCGGCATGAAAAACTCGAACTTGGCGGGATAAGTGTCCCATGCAGGAATGTCGCCGCTTTCATTTTTCGCAGTAACAACTTGAATGTTTTGCTGTACAATCCTTGCAGAATAAGGTGCGCCAACGATTTCGGCGAGTTCTTTGATTCCGTTTTCAATGCGGTTGTAATCCGTATAGCTCAGAGCGCCCTTCATGCCAGCAGCCCATTCTTGCTGTTCTTCTTCTGTCCATGTGCCAGTTCTTGCCTTTGCGGTCAGTTCTTTTACCCGGTCAACATCAGCTTGCGTTCGGTCTGTAATCCACGTTGCCATATTTCACCTCTTAAAAAATCAGTTTGCCGTCAGCGTCAATAGCGAGAGACTTTGGGACGGTAAATGCAGGGTGAACAACATTGTCATACTTACGGGGGGAATCGTCATTCGTAGCGTAAGAAATCGTCTCTGCGTTGGTATTCACTTGTAACGTAGAATCATACACGGCGTATGCATTTACAAGTTTGCTGACCAACAGAGGTCGCCAGTACTTGTTGGCGCTTGAACTTGTGCCAGCAATATCACGAAGCATCTGAAGCGAGTACAGGTAAGGAGTTCTCGTCCAAATGGAACGTCCTCTGCTGGAGCCCTCCATGTCAGAGGCAAGCATCGTTTTCAGGATTCCAGATGCATTTTGCAGGGGAGTACCCTCGTTGTGCTTATAGCTCGGGCTACTAGTTGTCCAATTCGGAGCATCAGAGCCTTCCGTGTCGTATCCAAACTCGTGGTAAGAAAGCAGGAAAATGCTTTTTGCCATCGTAGTCACTTTGCTGCTACCAGAATTGCAATAAGAGTCAGAAAAACCGGGAGTATAATAGATGGTCGTCTTATCAATAGCTTGCTTCTGGGCGGAGCTGAACGAGTTGAAGTACTCTCCGTTGAGCCAGCTGTTTACGCTGCTGCTGGCGTAAGTAGACCATGTAGAGCTCCAAGCCATGATGGCTGCATAGTGTTTTCGAACCAGAAGAGTTCGCCCGGCTCCATTCAGCTCGCTTTCGTAGTCATGCTTTGCAACGATGAACTCGGCCACGTTACCGCCTTCATCCATAAGGACGGTGCCGCCCTCTGCAACATCAAACAGATTGTACGCTGCCGTAGCAAAGGAGCATTCCGCGGAGACGCCACCTGCCGAGGCTGTGACAACAGCCTTACCCGGGGAGTTCCACTTGACTTGACAGGTGGATTTTCCTTCTGCGTTTGTCAGAACGTGGATAGAGACGATTCCCTCAGGAGAAGCCGACCAGTTGATTTTCGGAGAATCAATAGAAGCAGGGGAGAGGGTGGCAGACAAAATAACGGAGTCGCCCCAGCCAAGCTGTTCACTGGTATGGTCAAGAGACATGGCCTGAGCATCTGCCATCATGTACCCTTCGACAGTGCCTTTGAAACACCCATTGAAGGTGTACTTTACATTGGTTGTCAGCAAGACAGCGTCGTAATTGAACTGATGGTGAATCTTTACAATATCAAGAGCATCAATAGTAGGGCTTGCCCGATAGGTAAGAGAAGCCTTGCGACGGTTAGAAAGGACTCCATAAGACTCCGTAAGGGCGTTCCTGGATTTTGCAAGGATGTCCTTTGTGAGCATAACATTGCTCAGAGTCTGGCTCACGCCTTTGCCCGAAGGATTTTCAGGATAAGCGTAGGTGGCATTTCCTACGGTGGTCACTACGTTAAGCATATTCTGGGCAAAGGTGATTTCCGGCCAAGAATAATTGTTCAGTACTGGAATGTCCAACACGGGATTGGAGGTATCGGCTCCGTAGACTCTGTTAATTTTTATCACGCCATCACGAGTCTGGTACAAAGCCATTCCAGCAGCGTTTGCCGCAAGCTGCAAAATATCGGAATTGTGATAAGTAGACTCATCGCTTGTAATGTCGGTGGAGTAATCTTTCAGTTCATCCGAAATATCGAAGGTAATTTCATCCGCTTCCAACAGCTCCAAGGCATCGTAGCACATCTCATAGAGCGTGCCGTATTTTCTTCCGGTGTACTTCGTGCTGGATAGATACAAGAAAGCGTCTCGCGCCTGAAAGGACGCCTCAATACTGTTGGCAGGGACGCTCCACTCCGACAGGAAGAACATTCCTCCGCTCACCCATTCAGTCTTTCCGTCAACATCCATTCCATAACGAACGGTGACAGGCTGGCGCTCATAGATGTACTTGTAAATCCCTTGAGGGTTTACGGAGTCCCATGTGCGGTCACTGTTGTCTAAACTAAAGGAAATCGACTCCTGAGAAAGCTGCCCGGAGATAGGGTCTCTTGCAGAAGAATGGCTGTAGGACAAGATTTTGGTCTTGTCAAACACCAGATACCTTCCGATTTTCACTTGCTCGACCCTTACTCTTCGGTCGGGGAGACACCACTTCAGCACCTCTAGCTCTACAGCATCAAACCCGGAAAGTTCTACTTCAACGTCAGAACGAATGGATTTATTTCCGTTCACAGTCACGGTTTTCAGCTTTTTGGCTCCAAGATATGCGCTGACCGAAAAATCTGTAGCGTATTCGTTAAACGCTGTAGACCAGCAAATCGAAACGCCAGGAACGGAGGACTTGTTTTCACTTGGAAGTTCAAGCCGAATAACAGGGTGACTTGAATCGTCAAAAATCTCGGCGCTCAAAAAACCAGTAGTTCCATACGGAGGAGAAGAAGGAACGATGCCACAGCTTCCATCAAGAACAGTGAGATTGGGCTCTCCTGTGGAATACCTCGAAATGGAAGCGTTATCAGAAAGTGCAATATTGTGAAAGGTGGAGAACGGGGCCGCCGATGACGTGACGATGGTAGCCTTTTTGTTGATGCCGGGTTCAGTAATTCCACAGGTAATCTCTACAAAAGATTCCGGGACGAGTGTTTCGTTAAATTTTTCTTTCCACTTATCGGAGACTTCAACCATGTATCATACCTCCACAAGAGAAAGCTTGCACCCTGTCCACCCCATCACGCCACCGGTTTTCGGACCTCTGCGCCACATACCGCCGGTGCGGTCGGAGACATACATCTGGCGCGTGGTATAACCGGCTGTGGCTTGGTTATAGAATTTAACAGTGCAGTAAAAATTCGTGGTGAAAAGGCTTAAGATGTCGGCCCACTGCCGCGCGGTAAGGTAGTTCCATGACATGGAGACCTTTGCCACATCATGCCGCACGACAGCGCCAACAACTTTACCCTGAACATTTCGCCCAGAGTCCACAATCGTGCTAGTCGTTCCCTCATAAGAGGATGGTTCCGGCAGCTCTACGCCATTCACCGTAACCAGTGCAGGAATATTGGCCATCTGAACCATCCTTTCTTAGTAAGAGTAAACTTCGGTACCCATAATGGACATGCCACGTTCTTTCTGCGTTTTTTCAACGGAAGCAGTGAGCTGCTTGCCATCAAGGTAAACTTTCACGTCCCTGCCATCAGAAATTTCTTCTCCGTAGCGCTGCCATATATCGAGGAATGCATTGTAGCAGCCATTGTACACAGCATCCCTCATCTCTTCGGAGTTTCCACTTGCGGCAGAATAGGTGCCACTATACGAACCAGACCCATAGGTAGAATCATAACTGGATGTGCCAGCATACTGAGAGCTGTCGCTATAGTTAGAACGGCTGATACTGCCAATAATTCCTGCGATAGCAGCGGCAATCGCCACGCCACCGGCAACCATTGCAAAGCCAGTAGGAATGCCAAGCACGGACAACGTGCCACCGATCGCTTCCAGCATGGCGGTAAAAGCGCCGCCAATCGTAGTAATCAAACCAGCTACACCAGCAAGCATCTTCGGGAACTGGCTCAGTAAGCCACCAGACAAGCCTTTACTGATTGCAAGCGCTGCGGTCGAGAGCGGAGTCTTCGATTTAGTGAACACGCTGGTAATGTTCTCGACCATCTTCGCCGTATTTTGTGTGGCAGCGCCAAAATTCTGAGTCAGTGCGCTCACCAGATTTTTGCCAATGGTAGCGGCTGTATTCAGCAGGGAAGAAGCTTGGCTTTTCAATTCTTTGCTCAGTCTGCCAAGCAAATCGCTTGCAACGGACTTGACGCGTTTACGCTGCTCATCGCCCATAGCGCCCCAGATGGAAGCAGCAATAGTAGTGCCGACTGTTTTCCAGTCGCCACTCTGCGCGGCCTGAATGAAAGTTTGCACCGTACCGAAGAAGTTGGTCTTGAGGTTGTTATCGAGTTCGGCCCACTTAGAGTCTAGCCCGGAAATGATTCCGTTGACGTAGCTCGTGCCGCAGTCAATGCCATAGTTCGCCATCTCTTCGCCCTTGACCTTGGTGGCGTCTACAAGTTTATTCGTGGCATCGTTGACATAACCGAGAGCGCCGGTGATGCCGTTGGCAAGGCCTTGAACAATATAGCTACCATAATCAAAGAACACCTTAGAAGGAGAGTGAATGTCCAAATCGCCAGTGAACTTGTCAAGAATAGCTTTTGCCAGACCACCAACTGTTTTCTTAGCGGTTTCAATACCTTGATTGATACCTTTAATAAGACCGTCCACAATATTTTTGCCATACTCAAGCATTTTCTTAGGAATGTTCTTAACAGTATCAACCAAACTGTTCCAAGCCTTGTCCCAGTTTTCTTTGAATCCGGCCCACTTCTGGTTCCACCACTCACCAACGCCAACAAACCACTGCTTCAAATCGGCGCTGGCTTGATTAAGGCTCTCTTCAGCAGACGAAACAGCTTCACTAAGACTGTTCCAAGCTTTGGAGAAGTTTTCTTTGAATCCGGCCCACTTCTCAGAAAACCAATCATTCAAAGCCTCAAGCTTTTTGTTGAACGTATAACGGAGAATTTCAAATGTAGAATCAATTCCGCCTTCTGCCATTTGAACTTCTTCTTCGGAAAACCCAAGATTCTTCAGCCGATAATGAATGGCAAGCGTAGTATAACCCGCCTCTTCGTAACGCTTGATATAATCTTCAACTTCTTTGATGCGGTCTTTTTCGCCAAAGGTAATGCCAAGCTGCTCCAAAACAACGCCAACGCCAACGCCAAGAATAAGCGCTGCGCCAGCAATCGGAGCGGAAGCGCCAGCAGCCAAAGCGAGCGTAATACCAGCGAGACCGCCAGCAGCCGCCGTCAAGGCGGTCAGCAACATATCAATGGAATCGCCCGGTTTAATGGAGCCGCCTTTTGTGCCACCATAAGTGATGGCAGACAAGGCGAGAACAGCGCCAACGGAAAGACCGAGCGAAAATCCTGTGGCAGTTTTGGTAAATACCGCACCAGCGATTCCAGTTGTTACGGCGGTGCTAATGCCTTGAATCCAAACGGATGCGTCAGTAGCTTTGACAGTGCCTTGCGATAGATTAGTTTTAATGGATTCAAGCTGTGCAACGGCGCTTACGATAAGGGCAAGAGATGCACCTTCGGCCCCAAACAAAGCGTAACCGCCGATAGCCGCTGCGGCAGTGGTAAGCCATTCCGTAAAAAACGCTTTAACATCTCCGGTTTTCAAAAAGCTGTCAGAAAACTTCTGAACGAGTGTCCATTCGATAACAAGAACGGCAATCATGGCAGCGGCTTTTTGAATGCCGTTCATGCCTTTGATAACTTCACCGATTTGTTTGATGAACTTTCCAAGCTCCCAAAGAGCAAATGCAGCCGCAATAGATTCAATCAGAGGAAGCATACTTTTTATTTTCTGCTTCATCTCATCAATAGATGTGCCAACATAGTTCTTGAACATATCGTAGCCGGACAGGTCTACATCGCCCAAAATGTTGCCAGCAGATGCACCGCTGCCAGAACCAGAGCTTCCCTGCGTTGGGTCAATGATGTTAAGTTCATCAAAACCCATCGTGTAGTCCTTCAAGGCCTTTGCGGCTTTCTTTGTGGAATCAGCCGTGTCATCCATTGCGTCACCGATGCCGCCAACGCTATCAGCGCTCTTGGTGAAATCAGTAAACACGACCTTCACACCCATCAGCTTTGCCACCCATTCAACGAACTCTCGAATGAGCTGCACGGCGGCAATCAGTGGGGGGAGAATGGATTTCAGGGCAGGGTAGAGCAGAGAGCCGACAGACTTTGCCAACATATCAAGCTGTGCTTTCAGAATCTTGATCTGGTTGGCGGGGCTTTGAATGGTCTGCGCAAGGTTGCCCTGCACATTGGCAGTCTGCTTCATAATGGCGATATAACGCAGAACCGCCTTATCTGCCTGAGACAGGCTAGAAACCTGCTTGTTAAAGCCCAAGGCAAGAAGTTCCTGCTGTAACCGCACCTGAGACAGGTCAACACCAAGACGACGAATAGGTTCAATCTCACCAGAGATAGCAGAGGACATTGCGGTAAAGGTTTCGGCAACATCCTTGTTCCAATAGGAGCCTTCGTCATAGGCAAGCTGAGTCAGGTTCTTAGACAGAACGTATGCTTTGTCGCTGGCCAGACCGAACGAAGTACCAAGGCTCTGAATAGTAGCCATGTAGGTCATCGCTTTGGTCGGGTCAACTCCAAGCAGGCCTTGCATCTTGCTAATGAGCGTATCTGCTTCACCGCTCAAATTGCCCATAGCATTATGAAACAGGTCTGTCGCTTCGTAAAAGTCATTGAACTTCGCAACAGCTTTGCCAAGATACTCAGCAATAGCTTTCAGCGAAACCAGCTTTTTCGCAGACAGCATGAAACCATTCAGCTGGTTAGACAGGCTGAGATAGCTTTTTTTCTGTCGTTCGTTGGCAGCAGTCACACGGTTTGCCTGTGTGACCACCTTGCTCAACTGCGGCGGCAGCTTTGCAAAAGCGTTGCCAACCTTGTCAAGCTGAGATGCAAGGGGAGTAAGGGCAGCAGAAATCTTCTGACAAGAGCTTGCAAAAGAATCAAGGTCTGTTGCTTTCAGCTTGTCGGTCAGATCAGGAACCTTTCCGATCGCATTGAAAGCGCTGCCAAGAGCTTTAAGGTTTGATGCGTCCAAAATAGACAGCGGAGCCAAAGCGTTGGTGAGCTGAGTAATGCTTCCAGACATGGAGTAGAAGTCCACGCCGTTCAAGCCGGAGACTGCCGTAGGAATCTTCTTGATTGCATTTACGACCGTGTTGATGCTCTTTGCGCTTGCGGTCGTGTTGACGTTGGAAATTCCATTCAAAAAGCTGGTGATTTTGTCCAGCCCGGACATTCCAGCGGATGCCTGTTTCAGCGTTGCAATAGAACTAGCCAGCTTGTCAAGGCTGTTCACAACCTTTGTAACGTTGCCCTTTGTCCGCAAATTAGAAATGGCGGTAGCGAGCTTGTCGATATTAAGCTCCGCACCGCTGGATTCCGCAGAGATTTCTACGGATAAGCTTGTAATATCAACATCAGCCATCACTACCACCATCACTTTCCATCATAGAGAACATCATTCTCTTGATTCGCTCCTGCGCCTCAACTGCGCGTTGGTATTCATACTCGTCTTTCTCCTTTTGGGTAAGGGGAATCGGTCTATCCATGTACTTGATGGGCTTAGACCCTTTCTTTCGGAACATATTGCCAACCGTAGAGGAAAGCGCAGATGCTATGTAAAAACCGTTTCTCCATGCTTCTGCATTGGCTCTGCGTTCTCGCAGCTCCTCTGCATCACGGTATACCTTAGCCAGCCAAACATCGCCGTGCCAGAACTGCTCGTAGGTCATACCGATGGAGATGTAATAGGCTTCTACATCGTGGAACAGCTTAGAGAAGGAGAACGATTCTCCCTCTCCGTCTGATTCCTGAGATTGTGCGGTTACACAATCTCCCACGTTGCGTTTTTTGCGGTCTTGTCCTCAGTGTCAGTTGC